GAAACAGTTGAAGTATCAATCTGAATTGAAGTCCCCCAGGTTTTTGTTGTAATATTATATATTCTGCAATACAAAGAATTTGCAGAAATACCTACTACAACGAGTCTGTCACTGTCCAATTTATATGTTTGAAAGCTTGACCAACTTGTTCCTGTTCCTGCCGTAACGAAGCTATCATAAAAGTTTGAATTGTTGTTTCGGATTTTTAAAGCAACAGGCTCTCCAGAGATTCTTTCTATCTTTACAATATCACCAGCAGACAAATTCTCGCCTGCTTTTATGGATAGCTTTTTCTCTGCTTTTGCTAACAAATCGCTTGTCAGGTTCTGCACATCACTCTGCGGAATAGGCGGATTGTAATTGCTATCGCTGTTGTTTTGTCCTCTTGTTGAAATTCTTGGCATTATATTCTCCTTAAGACTGCAATTGCACTTAATTTCCCCCCATTGATTGCATTGTGAAAATATTCGAGGTATATCAATCTCGCAGGTCCAGTAATATCTACAATTATAGTATCATTGATATTACTTGTTGATGTAATATCAATGCTTTTTTCAAGACATTTTCCAAGTCCATGGGTTGAATATATATTCAATATCCCATCAATGGGTACTGAACCCTCTGTTGTTACATTCTCCCACAGCACCTCGATACTCACTATGTTAGCATCTTCGGTATAGATTGGAAGCACAACAGTCTGGTCGTTACTCATTGATATTTCATTAAATAATTGTTTTAACATGATTTACCTCTATTTTGCTATTATATAACCAAGAAGAAAACCTCCAGCAACATAGGCTGCTGTTTCCCACACAGATTGCTCTTTTTTTAGTATTTTATCCTTAAAAACTGTTATTGTCCTTACCGTGTCAGGTTTTTGTTTGATATTCAAATTAAAAAAGTTTTCCGGGTAAAAGTAGCTCACTGATATTGTGTCTGCGTTTGCTATTGTGTCTAAAGATGCTGTAAATCTTATATCTTCACAATTTTGTTTAATAACCAAGGTGTCGATGTCTTTTATCAACTTAGTCCGATATACCAGTTTTGCTTTTGCAGTATCAATAATAATTGGTTCCTGAGTGATGACAACCGTTACTGTATCAGTTTTTATAATTACAGGGTCATTATGAATCTTGTAAACTTTATACATCGAATATCCAGCAATAAGCAAGAGAATAATGATGATAATAATTAATATTTTGAATAATTTGTCTTTCATTTCCTTTTTAATACATACATTTCACAAGAAAATTTACCTTGTTTAAACTCAAAACATGATCTTATTACTTTTCCGTTTGGTTTTAGATAATGTTCGTCATACCTTTGACATCTCAGTCTTGCTGGGCATTTCTCGCCGGTACATCTTATTTCTTTTTCGTCATCCATTACAAAAACCTACAATTCCTCTTACATTAAGCCTTCCAATTGAATCAAATATACTTCTGTAACGATAGTAATTCCCCTCGCCATCCCTTACATTGCCGTTGCTTGTATTAAACCCAATAGTAAGGTAGATTCCTGCATTAATCGACCGAACAATTATCTCAATATGCCCGCTATATGACTTCGGCAACTTCCAAACAAGTAAATCACCGGTTTTCGCTAGATATAACGTTGGGTTTCCTTTTCGCTTTGCATCATCGAAAATCGCATTTGCAGAAGCAGTCTTTTTGATTGGTATTTCTGTTTGTTGCATTTGTAAGTTATTCGTTGCCTTAACAAAACACCAATAAATCCCAGCGGCACAGTATGGGTATCTCCCACGTAAACCAACAGAGTTTAAGTATTTTTCAATATGAAGACCGTCGTTATTACCTGTAATCTCTTTCAATCCTACTTGCGACCTTGCTATTGTAACAACCTCTGTAATCAGTTTTTTCTCAGCAGGTAATTCATACCTCACCTGCGCTGTGCAGTATGTTGATAATAGCAATATTGAGATGATTAATTTCAATCAATTCCCTGATAATATGTTTAATATTGTCGTTTGATATGATGCGAGATATATCAACCCAACAAGGATATGCACACCAATAAACACTGCTGCAATAACCCGTGCAAAAGCATGTTGTTCTACACTGTTGAATTTTTTATCCTCGCCTGCTGACAAGGTCTTTGTGAAATTAATACTTGTATATATAAATAATGCTGCTCCAGATAGCGCTAATGCTACCATTTCGACCAGAACTATCATAATAATTAGATTAATGATGGTTCCGAATAGTGAGAAAAATTTAAAAAGAAATGCAAGTGATAGCATTACTAATACTGCCCACACTCCATAACGTTGAATAAAATTCAATATCTGTGTCATTTAAGTTTCCTTTTTGTGTTGATGAAATTTATGTTCAAGTTTTAATTCGTTGATATCACCCTGAAGTACTTCATGTTTATCTTCGAGTGTATTGATTCGTAACTCGTGAGAGTCAATAACCTTGCTGTATGTCTGATTTTTTTCATCTTGCCTTGCTGCGAATTCACCGAGTTTGGATATCGCATCAGTCATCTCTTTGAGCCGTGAATTAATGTTCTGCAGAAAAAATCCAATTACTAACATTGCAATTGTAATTATCCCTGATAGTATCCACCATGCAAGCGGTTCCTGATACATCATTCAAACCCCCATAAATAAATTTTCCTTCCCAACCCTGAGAATAGCCATCCACAGCCCCTCCGAGTGGCTTTTAACCGGTGCCATGCTGCCATAATAGAGATAAGGTATCTTGTCGTACAAAATGAATTTTGCTGTCTCATAAAATTCTATTATTTCATCCTCAGAATTTTTGTTGTTAGAAAAAATATAAATTGTGAACACTTGAACAGGATGATATAGACCGCCATCTTTCGGACCGAATGTCTCCTCGCTAAATGCAACATAAAACGCACCGTTATCAGCGTACGATTTCGCCTTTTTCTCAAGTAATTCCAATGCTTCTTTTGTTTCCGGGAACGATGTTATTGCAATGTACGGGGTTCTATTTAATGCCATAAACCCATTGATTAAATCATCCCTTATCTTATTCCTTGTTTCAATAATCCCCATCACATTACACCAAGATTTGCAAACTTTCTGTCTTCAATGGTTTTATTGGTTTTTATGACTGTGTTCAAATCATATAGCTTCACTGCCTCGGCATTTACAAGTTTGATATCTCCTTCTGCGATAGCATTTAATTTCTGGAATGCTTTGTTGTACCTCACATAAACATCCTTCATCTCTTCGTCATCATACTTCCCAGCGTACAGGTAATACAAAGCAATATCAAACACAACACGTTTCACAAAGTCATCTGGATTAACGATTGGGATTACATACCCTGCCTGAGCTGCCGCTCTGTCAAATTCTGCTGATGCATCAACTATAGCTGCATTTACTTTAGTTTCGTTTATTTCGTCAGGACCGTCTTTTTCTCTCGTGACGGCTTTTAAATCCTCCTGCTTAACCCGCGCAAGTATGTAATCCATGTCAATATACATTGTTATAATCCAATCTTAACCAATATTGTTCCACCGGATGATCCGCAAGATGTTAAAGCCCTGCCGTTTTTTGCTGGTATGGTTAAATCAACTGTTAGATTAGCTAAGACACCACCTGTTACTGTGCCATCATGCACTGCAGCAGACGGATTCCACTTTACTGCTTTACCATTTGCATCGGAGGTTACATCATCACCCACTGCAATAGTCCCGGCTGCCTTGACTGCGAATACTCCGATAGCGTGAATTGCAAGCTCCTGACCTGCATCAGCATCATAAGCTGATATTCCAGCTGCTGCCTCACCAGCCCCGCAAATCGTTCCATCTGCTTTCACAAACAAACCTTTTGTGACATTAGCAGGAACGGGACCTGTTGCTGTAATTGTTAAAACTTCATATTCTGAAAGTACTGCCATTTGTTACAACTCCTGTATTAATTTGAGATATTGTTTTATGTTATCATAATCTTGCATTTTGTCTTCAGTGATATCGATGATATCCCCCTCTTTGATTTTGACATGGTTAATCATTAAATCACTACCAACTACCTGAAACGTTAAAGTCTTAACTCCTTTATTCGTTGCTTGAACAGGTTTTGCCATTACATCCTCCTTTTACGCATTTGTATCGTTAAGGATATACATTGCTTCTGCTTTCAATAGTGCTGGTGTCATTCTTTTCTTTACATCAATGATGAGGTTCTTTTTGGCATCATTTTCCCAAAACACCGTCACTTGTGGTTGCTCCTCCCCTTTGTAAACAAAAGTGTAACCAGCTGACATTGTGTAATAATTTGCTTGATCTCTTTTTGTCTGTGGTACTCTTGCAATGATTAGATTATCTTGCCAGATATCTGTGAATGTTCCGGTTTCGGGATTTTCGAGAAAATCACCACCAACTACAATATTATCAATACCATCAAAAATATCGTAAATATGATCAAGAGTAACAATTTCTCTGTTATTTGCACCATGAACCTGTGTTATTACCTGAGCGTGATTACGGAATGCCTGCCAGCTCTTTAATCCAAAAATCAACGTATTTGCTTTGATTCCCTTGCCCCTTAGTGTATCAATCCCGGTTTGAATTTGGGTTAAAGGTTTTGAGTCAACATCGGTCCACTGATCGTTACCTGTTAAAGTAGTTTTATGACCTGTTGGATAATTACTCAATGTTTGTGCGATATCCGCCACCTGACATTCGACTTCCAGATGGATAGCATCGGTTAAGACTTTTGTGTTGTGTGCTAACAAATCGAGTCCTGCATCTGAACTATTAATCGCATCAATTTCCCTGTGATCAATTTTCATATCTAACGAATACTCATCAAGAACAATTTCGTGAGGAGTAATCTGTCCGGGCTTGATCCTCATTGTATCAGCTCTTAAAGCCCTCCTCATCTCTCTGCGTCTTAAATGGTCTTTCGCATACTCAGGTACTATGATTCTTTCTGTCTCAACAGGTACAATCGGAAACAAATTGCTGCTAATATGAACATCGTTATCATATCCTAACGATATCTTGGTTAAGACTTTTGACTGACCAAGAAACAGATTGTCAATGATTTTACTTCCTCTTCCCATTAGTTTTTCTCCTTCAATAATTTTTTAACAATTTGAATTGCTTGCTCGTAGGTAGCTTCAGGATGATTTTTTAAATATTCTTCTGCAGCTCTGTCTAATGTTGAATTAAAGGCCAGCGGGTCTGTTGCAGATATAACAATATTTGCATCGTTAATCTGGATTGGTTGTTCAAGGTATGCTTGTGATTCCCTTGCTTCAATCTTTTCAATCTCTGCGGTATATAAACTTTTGCCATCAGCATCAACCAGAGTATCTTTGTTTTTTAATAGATGAATTAGATTTCTACGGAGTTTAAAATTATTCTCCTCTGAGTTCTCACCAGCTTTAATTTTGTCTCTAAGTCTTCCAATCTCAGCATCAACCTGTGCTTCGATTACTAAATCCTGTAGCTCCTGAATTCTTTGGTCCGCAGCATTGGTTTGTTGTTTAATACTCTCAAGCTCTTGGCTGATAATATTTTTCTCATCAGTCAGTTGCTGGATGTTTGCTTCCAATGTTTTCTTTTGTTCTTGCAGGACAGTTATCTCCTGCTCTAACATATTGTTTTTTGTAATGGCTTCTTGTAAATCCATTTCGTCTCCTTGTGTTAGATTAGATAAAATATTTCTATACATAAATTCATATTCTTCATCGCTAAGTATATTAGATAATTTTTTCTTGAATGAAGCCCCTGTATTGGCAGGGAGGGGGACAATTGATATTTCCGCAAGCTCAGTCTTGGTAAAGACATTAACTTTTTCTTTCCAAGGCGGGACCTTGCCTTTTAGAGCTGGTGTAATAGGGATTGGTTCGCCCTCTTCAACAACATATACGCCAATTGAAGACATTTTCATCACATTGGCATCAATCAATTTTTTTGTCAGTCTGCTCTCTTCGCTTTCCTCGTGAAACCAGATGTCAGCATATAATTTATCTTTTTCTTCAAATACGTTAACCGCGATTCCGACAGGTAATCCTTCGTGCCCTAATAAAATCACAGGGTTTTTTAGAAACTCTTTATAGTCAATACCCTGAGTAATTATCTTCCAACCGTTCCGGTTAATTCTTTCATCACTCACACAAAAACGATATAACTCTTTCCCCTCATCGTCGTTGAGTTTGTTAACCAGAAAACCTTGATGAAAAGTACTTTTCACATATACTCCTATATAACTCAACTCAAAAATAATTTTCATTATTAACTAATCTTTCCTCCAGTTAGCCTGCTAATCAGCCCGCCAATCTTTCAGCCGTTTAGCCCCCCTGTTTAGCCCACATTTTAGCAGAGTTTTGTAATAGTGATTATTCATTTACGAGGATTTATGACTAAATTAAATAAGTTAAAAAAACAAATAACTCAGGCTTTCTCTGAAGAAGCTTTGTCCAAATTGGGGTTACCAGAGGAGGAAATAGTGGTTTTTCGAAATTACAAACTATTCCCTAGAGAATTACTCGTTCAAGCAGATTGGAATTACAAAGAAGAAGATGAATTTGTTTCAAAACAACTTGTAAACAATATAAAAAGGATTGGTCAGGTTGAAAATATTCATGTCCGAGAGCTTGATACAGGGTATTATGAAATTATCAATGGTAATCATCGGGATACAGCTCTCAGTGAGTTAGGAAAGGAGTTTGTTGTTGCTTATGACCACGGTAAAGTAACCATTGAAGAGGCAATTAGAAGAGCTATCGAAACAAACGAAACAAAATTTAAAGCAAATAGTGAAAAATTAGCAAAATTGCTTCAGGAAATTAAACTTGTGATACCTGATATTGAATTATCAGAAACACTGCCTTACCAACCAGAAGAATTAGATGCTTTAATTAATCAGACTTTATCTGATATGAATAACTCTGTTATTGATATCGAAGAAGATGATTATCAAGAACCCTTGCCTGAAACACCAAAAACACAGCCTGGAGATTTGTACGAACTAAACGGTCATCGTTTGCTCTGTGGAGATTCAACGAATCCTGAAGATGTTGCAAAATTAATGAATGGTCGGTTAGCTCACATACTTTTTACGGATCCACCATACAATATTAATTATCCTGAATTTAACAAAAATCGCTCGGAAGGCGGCAAAGATTGGACTGATAGTTATTGCTCTGAATGGAAAGATTCTATGTCAGATTCGGATTATATCTCTTTTTTAAAGTCTTTTATTCAGAATGCTAAAAACAATTTAATTGAATGGGGGCATTACTACATCTGGCACGCATCTACATATTATAGAGAATTAATAACGGTGCTTGAGGAATTGAACATTCCTTATGATAAAGTACCAATTCAATGGGTTAAACAGGTCGCGCCTCTATCTTGGGTTAGATATAAGAGAATAACTGAACCGTGTATTTTTGGAGGAAGGGGCGCGGTTAACGGGAATGGTGAAGGGGCACGTTGGTTCGGACCAAACAACGAGACTAATGCGTGGATAATTAATCGCGAACACAATGGCAGTTATATTCACCCTACGCAAAAACCAGTCGCTTTAGCAGCAAGAGGAATTAATAACAGTACACGAGATGGGGAATTGGTATTAGATCTATTTCTTGGTTCCGGTTCAACTTTAATTGCTTCGGATATGTTAAACAGAATTTGTTACGGTATGGAATTAGAACCAGTTTACTGCGATCATATTGTTAAAAGATTTTTTAAGTATTGCGCTGACAATCAAAAAGAATGTGTTGTAAAACTTAACGGTAATGTTATTACTAATAATTATTTTGATTAATTATGCCTATTGAAAAGATTGAACTCAGCTACCCGGAATGGGAACGACAACAAGGAGAAACTAATATGGCTTTTGAGGCTTTTGTTCTGTATCGAAACATGGGAATTAATCGTAATTACCGTCACGTGGTTAACGCCATGGGGAAAACAGGTAATTATATATCTGTTATCACTAGTTGGGCATCAAAATATCGGTGGCAGGAAAGAATAGCTAAATACTTAGACTATCTAAATAAGATTCAGCTCGAATTGGACTTGAAAGACAGAAAAGAAATGTATAAAAGACACGCCCAGCACGCTATGGCAATTGAAACTGCTTTAATGACGCCTGTTCAGGATTTCTTGAGAAGATATAAAAACAACGAAATTAATTTTAGTGATATTCTTGCTGATCAATACTCTTCAGTAGATGAGAAACGGCTTAAGTTAGTGTTAGCGGTTGCTGAGAAAATTGCAAAAGTGGTTGATATCGAACGAATATCAAGAGGTGAGCCAACTGCGATTAGCCAACAAAGTATTGACCATACCTCAGGTGGAGACAAAGTTAAAAGCATAAATATTAATGTAGTACATACTAAAGATGATACAATACCCGAAGACAATGAGTAATGGTGAAATAAATCTTCAGGTCACAAACGTGTTCTGGAGAAACTGGCAAGCCAAAAATGCTGGGGTTGAGTTTATTGTTAACGAAGGCGGCTCACGATCCAGTAAAACTTGGTCAATAGCACAAGTATTAATCTTAACACTTTTAAATGAATCGAATATTACGTTAACAATTGCTCGTAAGACATTCAATGCGTTGAAATCAACAGCAATGAGAGATTTTTTTCAGATTCTTGTTGAACTTGACTTGTACGATTCTTCAAAACACAACAAAACTGATAATATTTACTACCTTAATGGTAATCTTATTGAGTTTATAGGTTTAGACCAACCCCAGAAAAAACGTGGTGCAAAACGTAAATATCTTTGGATGAATGAGGCAAACGAGTTTGATCTTGAAGACTGGAGGCAGCTAAATATTCGTACTGAAGGACAAATATTTATGGATTACAATCCATCGGAAATATCTCACTGGATTTACGACGAAGTTCTGACTCATCATAACTGCGTTTTGATTAGATCAACCTACAAAGACAATCCGTTCCTCAATGATAGACTGGTTAGGGAACTTGAAAGATATCGTGACATAGATGATCACTTTTGGACGATCTATGGGTTGGGTGAAAGGTCTGTGCCAACAAATACTATCTTCCCTCGTTGGTATGAGTACGAAGTTACAACAACTAATACGTTTGCCTATGGCCTGGATTTCGGCTACAATCACCCTACGGCACTGGTTAAAGTATCTTTTGATATATATCAGATGAAATTGTACTGGGAAGAATTGTTGTATGAAACTAAACTTACTAACGATGAATTGATCAACAAATTAAACGCTTTAATTCCCAACAAACATGATTACATATTTGGTGATTCCGAAGACCCAAAAACGATTGATGCAATTATTAACGCAGGTTTCAATATACAACCTGCCCTCAAGGGTCCAGGTTCGGTTCTGGAAAGCATTAAATACATCAAAGGATTTCAATTAAATGTGCATAAATTTTCTGTGAATCTTAAAAATGAACTTAAAAATTACAAGTGGAAAGAAAACAAAAAAACCGGCGATATACTTGATGAACCTGTTAAACTTAGGGACCACGCTATTGATGCTGGTAGATATGCTACATACTCGTTTGGAGTTAATTATTTATCATTAAATGGTATTTATGTTCCAATTGGTTCAATCAACCATCCGCAATATGTAAATAATACTTTTAGAAATAAATTGAGAAGCATAGAATGAACAAGATCTTATATTTACCCGATGGCACAACTCATAACATTACCAGAAGTTTATTCTTGAAAAACAACGGTTCATCTTTAAATCAATATTATTCAATCACAAGAAAAATTTTTGAGTATTTTGATAAGTTAATTCCTAACCCTGATCACAAACTCCGTGCGCAAGGAATTTCTGCATATAAAGAAACTGAAAAAGATCCAATCGTGAGAAGTTGCTTTAATGTAGTTGTTGACTCAGTTGCTGCGTTGGAATGGTCAATTGTAGGCACTGATTCTACACCACAACAGATAGACACTGCTTACAAAGTTTTTGAGACACTATTTAAACACGATTTTCGCCGGGTAGTACTCAAAGCAATCAATTATGGTATTCAATTTATTGATCTAATTTGGAACAATGATTCTATTCGATTTCCTGAAGAATTTGCCCCGTTACCACATGAATATCTGTACTTTAAACGTAATGAAAAAACTGGTAAAAACGAACTCTGGGCATTAACTAAAAACAATCCAACTTCCGGGGAGCTTGTCCCGGAATATAAAATTTTTACACCGACAATTGATGCTACGTATGACAATCCTTATGGAGTTGGAGCGTTGTATTATGCATTTAAAAGTGTTTTTATTAAGCAAAACGCTGTGGATTTCTGGGCTATTCTACTTGAAGACCACGGCCAACCCAAAGTTGATGCTGAAATCTCTGATAAATTATTTCACTTTATGCGAAACACTTTAGGATTATCTCAAGAAAACATCATTGGAGAGATCCAAACACAAATTGAAACACTCAGACAAAACGGATACTTCACTCATTTCGAAGGTTTAAATGTCAAAACGCTTGATAGCGGAATCACAGACAAAGGTACTTCGCATCACGATCTTGCTACTTATTGTGATGATATGATTCGAATACTGTACCTTGGTCATACCGGGGCAGGAATCTCTACACCGGGACGGCTTGGTAGCGAACAGGCTGCTATGAAGGTTCTGGATATTAGGGCGGCTGCTTATATTGATTTTCTTGAAAATGCTTGTAATAACCTTCTGATCTGGATAAATCAAGTCAATGGTTTTTCAAATCCAGCTCCTCGAATCGTGTTTTTTGAAAAGGATGATTTAAATAAATACAAAGAGAAGCTAGAAGTTGTGAAGGGATTAAGAGAGTGTGGTTTAAGCTTCTCAGAAGATTATTATGCTGAAGAATTTAATCTGGATAAATCTTATTTCGAACTCAATAAGCCTGTTCAATCTCCAAATGACAAAAATGACGCAGAGTTATTAAGAGAGATTTATAACATCTTCCCTAATCTGTCTCCAAATGATTTAGTTGACTTAACTACAAAAATCAAAGTTATTAATTCATATGGCAAAAAAGAAAACAATAGAAAACAATCAAAATTTTTTAGATGAGTTCGGGATTATAATTCTGAATAATCCTGAGTATCAGCAAATTATTCAAGAGCGTTTTGGTGTTATTGAAGAGTTTATAGATAACTCCGATTCCTACGAAGCTATGAGCGAAGGTATTTTTAATATATTCGATAATCTCGATACTTCAAAATACGAATCTTTGCTGACAAGATTGATGTTTGTTTCATATATTTTTGGTTTTAATACTTCTAATGAAAATAAATCTTAATGATTTGGAATTTGCCTTTGGCCTTGAACCTGAAGATGCTGTTGAGTATTTCAGAAAGCTTGGTGTGAAAATCTCTGAAAACTGGGGAGATACTCTTGCGGCTATCATGGAGGATGCTTTTTCAATCGCCGGAGTTAAGAATATGGATCATCTTATTGATGCAAAAAACTTGATATTAGAAGCAATGAGCAGAGGCGATGATTTAAAAGAATTCAAGCAACAATTTAAAGAGAATTTTCAACTTCGTTCCTGGCATGCAGATTTAGTAGTAACACAAAACATTTCAAATTCTTATAACGCTGGCAGATATTTACAACAAACAGATAATCCTGCCGACTTCCCTTATTTAAGACCAATAGTGTTAGAAGACAAAAAAACGACAAACATTTGCAAATGGCTTGCAAAACAAAAAATTGTTGTGCGCATTGATGACAAACTTTTAAAAAACGTTTATAGCCCACGACATTTTCACTGCAGAACAATATGGGTCGCAATCAACGACAAAATGAGAAAGCTTTTAGGTTTAAAAGTTAAAAATATTGCTGAAATACCACCTCAATTTTGGAATGCAGAGGGGTTTAGACGGTTACCAACAGACAAATACAAACCAGATTTAAAAAAATATCCGAAAAATTTAATTGATAAATTCAAGAACAGAAAGAGATGACTTTAGAAGCTCTACTTAAAGAGGTTGAACAGCAAATTAATAACTTGTTTAATAAACCGTTGGATTTTACGCCGTTTTATCATAATGTTGGTAAAATACTGTTAAATTCGGTTGCATTGCAATTCGAAACTGAGGGTATGTACTATCAAAAAGGAGCACCCTGGCAATCGCTGGCTCCTTCAACAATAGCAGAGAGAAAAAGAAAAGGTTTTTTCCCAATTCAGATTCTACGGAGAAGAGCCGGGGATGCAGGTCTTCTTGGTTCGATTAATTATCAAGTCTTTGCTGTAAAAAATACTTTAAGCCAATCCCAATACAGAGCTGGATTGACGTTATCAACAAATGTATTCTATGCTCCATATCTGCACTATGGAACGAGAAAAATGCCCCCTCGAATTATCTTCCCGAGTGACGACTACCTACCACAAGAAGATATTGATGCTATTGTGGGAGCAGCTGTTAAATTTTTTAATAAAGCTTTATAAAGCTATGCGATGACCACGAAAAAATCGTGCAGGCTCTTAAAGTTTTTTACATTCAGCATTTAAATAAGTGAATATTTCTACTAAAAAATCTAAACATCGTTTACTAATCGCTTAGGTTGTAGCAGTTCTTTTATTTTAGAACAAATTCACTTATTACTTTGTTGAATGTAACAATATCAAAATTTCCTTTGATTTCAAATCTTATTTTACCTATAGCGCTGATATAAATCTCTAGCTCACAATCTAGATCAAATATACCTGCTGTTTCAACAGAAAATGTTTGTATTTTACTGTAGGGTATTGAAGTATAATCAACCTTTTTTCCTGTGAACCCCTGAACATTGGCACTTATAATTCTTTTATTAGTGAATACCAGTTGGTCCCTTGTTGTTTTAAATACTGATAATATCTCCTCGCCTTCAATGAGAAAACTTTTAATAGGTTCTAATATCTCCTCAGTTTTGGCAGGTGTTAACTTGAAAATCGAACTTTTTTGGAAATCAATCATAACAACTCCTTAACTAATAATTTAACAATGATTTATTGATATTTTTTTTACGTTTCCATTAATAAATTATTTTTTACTTCCACTCTCCATCATCAATTTTAGGATACTTATCAGCACCGGGATAAAGATAAATCCATGCTTCATCGAATTTACCTTCGCAGATAACTTTTGTTTTCTCTCGTTTATAAAACGTTGGATGC